ATTTGTTATATTCTGTGCTACAGCTTTTATGTGGAGGACATAATGCCAGTAAAGAAGAAGCGTAACTACCGTAAAGAATACGACACATACCATAGCACAGCAGAGCAGCGCAAGAACCGCTCAACACGCAATAAGGCTCGCAGAAAGATGAAACTGCGTGTGGGTGACCCAAGAGAGGTCGATCACAAAAAGCCTCTTTCAAAGGGTGGAACCAACGGCAAGAAAAACCTGCGTGTGGTTTCCCGTAAGACAAACCGCAAAAAGCACACCAAGTAAATATTAATTTGACACTGTTTGCACACGAATATAATGTGTGTTTTATACGGAGGTTTACATGCCAAAGAAAATGGTCAAGAAAGTCATGGTGCTGTCTGCCGAGATGCAGAGGGCGGTTGACATGATTGCTGATGGGCATACCTACAGCAGCGTCAGCCGGACATTGGGCATCCATATCAATACGCTGTACAAGTGGCGCAGCAAGCCCAGTTTCCAGTATGCACTACTGGAGAAAGGCGAAGCATTAACCCAGAACAACGATGAGATGTTCAATGCCTATATTCAGGGTCGGGTAGATGGTTTAGTGCTGTCAGCTATGGAGGCACTCGATGTGATTCTCCGAAACGGGGACAGTGAGAACGCCAAAGTAGCAGCAGCCAAATATGTGCTTGAGACCTTTCGCACGCAAGAGGGTGACCAAGACGGGGCCAAGTCACTCAAGGACATTGACGAGCTTAAAAAGGCACTGCGCATAGTATGAAGTTCTTAGACAGCATGCCACAAGAGGTAAGGGACGACATCCGCAAAGCACTCAGCAAAGCGGACAAGTTCGTGAGCATGCTGTCTATTCAGGACAAACGCAGCCACAAGATGGTCAAGTTCAAGATGAACGATGAGCAGAAGCACCTATTGAAAGAGTTGCAGGCGCACAATCGGATCATCATATTAAAGCCAAGACAGATTGGGGTAAGCACCTTGTTGAGGGCATATGCCTTTTGGGATGCCTATACAGCCAAAGAGCCAGTGCAATGGGGTGTGATCAGTTTCCATGACCGATCAGCCAAGCACTTGCGCAGAATGGATGACAAGTTTCACAAGAGCTTACCCAAACTTTTGCATCGTCAGTTTTCCGTATCCAACACACAGGATTTGGAATTCAAGGATAGCGGAGCCAGATTATCATCGTACACTGCAGGGTCTCGTGGGGGGACAAGGTCGTTTACGCTGACTTCGGTACACTTGAGCGAGTTTGCATTTTATGACGATCCTGATGAACTACTGGCGACCACAATGGCGGCAGTGGGTGAGGGACAGGTCATCATAGAATCAACACCCAATCGGGCTGGCGATGCATTTCACCGTTTGGTAATGGGGGCACCGGAGAATGGATGGAGGCTGTGTACCTTTTGGTGGTATCAGCACGAGGCATATCGGGTGCATGTAGGGGAGGACTTTGAGCCAACGGCTGAGGAAGCGGCAATGGCGGAGGTCTATGAGCTGGACAAAGAGCAGATCATGTGGAGGCGGCAGCAGATAGCTACGCTTGGTCTGGAGAAGTTTAGGCGTGAGTATCCGGCATGTTTGGATGATGCGTTCCATTTTACAACATCGACTTACTTTCATGGGGATGATTTAGCGAAGATAGAGCCAGTGTGGTTTGATAAAGCGGACAGGCGGTATGAGCATGCGGAGCCGAACGATGCGTATGTGATGGGCGTGGATGTGAGTGCGGGTGTAAATCTGGACTATTCGGTGATTACGATTGTGTCATTATCGACTTTGCAAGTGGTATATCAGTATCGGACAAATACGGTTCCACCAGTGATGTTTGCGGAGAAAGTGGCAGACATGGGATGGGAATACAACAATGCAATGATTTTGTGTGAGAGCAACAATCATGGTCATGTGGTGTTGACACGGCTTCGGGATTTTAAGTACAAGAATCTGTGGCGTGATGCGAAAGGGAAAGACTGGGTGACGACAGTCAAGAGCAAGTTGGATGCGTATGAAACGCTGCGTGAGTTTATTGTGGCTGAGATTATTGAGATGTTGGACATGACAACGATCATGGAGCTGCGCTCATTGATGGTGGAGAAAGTGACACCGGAGGCTCCGAAAGGGTTGCATGATGATATGGCAATGTCGTTGGCATTGGCTTATAGGTGTACCCGTGATGTGCCAAGACGCATTTTGCGCAGGGCACAGGAAAATATGGTAGATGATTTTATCAGAAGCCGTAGAGTCGGTAGACGACAAGCAGATCCAATCGCATGGGGGCGTAACGAATGATTACAGCTAAGATTTTACAGGCCTTGTATGAGCAGCATGAGGAATACTGGCGCAATGAGCGGCCCAAGATGCGCAAGTTGAGGCTGGCGTATAACTGTGAGTATTGGGACAAGAGAGATAACTATGGTCAGATTCTCATTGATACGACACGGGCGTATGAGTACATTGAGGGGTATATTGCGTCATTGTTTACACGGTCGCCTGCGGTGGTGTTCAAAGCAGATGTGCGTGGTCGTGGAAATCCGATTAAAGCGCAGTTGATGACCAATGCGTTTTTAGACAGCATCAGAACGCAGTTGGAAGATGCCAGTCGGCTGGCGTTGATATATCCCGCAGCTTTTGTGAAGTTGGTTCCGAATGAGAATCCCGATCCCTTTAAGCGGATCAGTGCGGTGGCGATTAATGCGTGGGATGTGATTGTGGATACGGATGCAGCCAGCTGGTATGACCAGCGGTTTGTGGCCCATCGGTATTATATGACATTGCAAGACGCAAGAAAGAAGTTTGGCAACAAGCGGTTTGTCAGTGCGCCATTGGTGAAGTACTTGGATTATGTTGATGGTGAGGAAAGTCGTGGCTATGGAGGCAGAAAAGCATCTGAGGAAACGGAGCCCGTTTTTGAGTATGTCGAAATTGTTGAATGTTATGATTTTCGGAGCGATAAGCTCAAGATATGGTCACCTGATTATGCACATGGAGAAAAGTTTTTGTATGAGGGTGTTGTCATCGAGGAAGGTGAAGGCGATGCAATACAAAAAACCAAGTACGAAGATATACCGTTTCGCTCCGCATCAGATGCGCCTATAAGTCCGATTGTGCCTTTGTATTACTCACGGCAACCCGATGTGCCGCTGCGTGGGTATAGTGCGCTTTTTAGAGTGTATGATCAGGTGCAAGAAACCAATGTGATTCGGACATATCAGGCCAACATGGTAAGGCGTGCAGCCCGTCAATGGGTTGTTGAGCAAGGCGTATTCGATGCCGATGCCATGTCCAAGTTGGCACAAGGTGTAGATGGTGAGTATGTGGAGGTTGAGCTTAGTCCAGGTCAGACATTGGCTGGGAGCATTATGGCTGTGCCACATAACCCTGTACCAGCCGAGCTACAGCAATATGTGAATCAGGTCAATGACGACTTTCAGCGAGGCTCAGTGATGGCTCCGTTTACACGGGGTGAAGCAACGAAAGCGACTGCGACTGAGGTAACGGCTTTGGCGGCTTACTCCTCATCGGAAGTTGGGCGTTTGGCCAGAGAGCGTGATGCTATGATTGAGCATCTTTCGGCTGTATATGTGTCTATGATGCAGGTTTTTTTGACTGAAGATGCCGATGTGATTGTGCTCGATGGGGCCACACAAATCCTTAAAGGGGAAGATTTGGATGGGGACTTCGGGATTTATGCTCAGGATATGGGCAGCACACCTGTCAGTGACAACATAAAAAAGCAAGAGTTTTTAAACATATTGCCTGTGCTGCAACAGTTAGGTGTGCCCAATGACAAACTGCTTGAGCAGATTGTGCGCAACTATGACTTGCCAGAAGATTTACTAGATGTGCCAGCCCCAATGCCAGCCGCCATGCCTGAAGCACCACAGCCCGCAATGGGTATGGGGGCAGGCAGTGTCGATCCAATGGCCGCAGCAGCAATCGGTATACAACAACCCAGCCCACAGAACATAAGCAGGATACTACCCAATGTCTGAGATTAAAGCCAAATACAGGTTTATGACCTACAACGAATTCAAAAGCAGTCGGGGCCTCAGTCCTAGACGATACCATTGCCGTGCAGAGGAATGTGACACCATGACCTATGTGTGGTGGTATGACATTAATGACATGACCTTTAAGATCCCATGTAAGGGCTGTGGGCATGATGCCGGATATGTGGCGGGTAAACTGCGGCCAATACCTGTGAATGGCATTAACCAGAAAGGCTATTACGACAAGGCACTGGGCCGATACATCGAAAGCCATGAGCACAAAGACAAGGTCATGGCCGAGCTTGGTGTGCGCCCTGTGAGCAATGAAGAAATCGAAACGAACATGCAAGAGCAGATTAATGATGCTATTGACCATGAGCGTCAGGTACAAACATTTACCCGCACGATGAAAGAAACCAACTCATTTGCCGCAGCGGCAAGATCAATCTCGGAGGAATAACATGGGAATGAATCAAATGGATATGGGCATGATGCCAGAAACAGATGCCAGAGAAAAGATGCGTAAGGCTGGAGATCGTGTTGATTTTGAGATCGAAAGCGTCATGGCAATCGAGCTACCAGAGGGCCGCTTCAGTGAGCGCATGCTGAACAGACTGGTTGATACACTGAACAAGTATGCACCCATGATGGAATTTGAAGCCATTGAGCGTGTAAGCGGTGACCAGACCCAGTTTCCAATGGAGCTTTTGCAGATGGTTATGGCCGTTGCTGCGGCTGCTGAAGATGCTGGCATGGACTTCAACATTGACTTGGCTGAAATGAAAGAAGATCGTGACCTTGCTTCAGTGATTGGACAGCTGGATAAGCTGGTCAAGAATGCTGAATTTAAAAAGTTTTTAGAAGAAGAAATCTTTGGTGAAGCCGAAGAAGCAATGGGCGAAGCCCGTAAAGAAGTCGAAGTCGAAGAAGAAGAAGTCGACATGGATGAAATGTTTAAACGGAGAATGTAATGGATACGAAAACACCAACCACAGAACAATCGGTTAATACAGAAACGGTAGCACCTGATCAGGCGGAAGCACCTGAACCTAACGGTTTGATCACAGAGGAGCCGAAATCGGGTGCTACCCCTAAACTTGATGAGTATGAGCAGCGCATCGAAAGCCTGCTCAATGCTCATGAGCAACGCAAAAACAAGAAAACACAAGACGAAGAAGAAGCCGCAAAGGCCGAAACACTTCGTGAGGGTGAATCTTGGCAGAGCGTTTTAGAGTCTGCTCCAGACGATGTGCAGCGTGCAATGGCCAGCCTGCGTGCCGACTATACCCGTAAGACACAGGAACTGGCCCAGCAGCGTAAAGAACTGGCACGGCAGCAGAAAGCCCTGACTGAAAGTGAGGCCTACCAGAAAATAACTGAACTGGCAAACAGCGATAATGTAGAGTTTGATCCGTTCGATCCGCAGTCGTTTAATGCCTATGTCAACAAGGTTGTGGCTGAACGCTTGTCCAGTATTCTTGAGCCAATGCGCCAAGAACAGATGCAGTTTCAAGCCCAGAGTAAACTGGAGGCTTTTATGACTGAGCATCCGGAGCTTAAGACCGACCAAGAATTTCGTAAAGAGGTCCACCAGACGCTCCAAGCCAATGAGCATCTGGACCTTGAGGCAGCCTATTGGATGGTGCATGGCCGCAGAGCAAAAGCTGCGGAGGCGATTCAGACCCAGCGTGAGCAACGCACAAAGAAAGCTGCACGGGCAGCCGGTCTTGCTGTAGGCTCAGGGCGTAAATCTGGCGTGACCATGCCCAGAGATACCAAGATGAACGCATGGGACATTTACAATCATATCTTGCAACAAAAGTAATTTTGATGTATACAATCTTTGATGAGGCCCCCTTATGGGACACGCCGTACTCACAGCCCCCGTATGGGATACGCTGAACTGAAACCTTAATCTTTAATCTTTACTGGAGAGAGCGATGGCTATACAACCAGATATTTTAGCGTCGACCCTGCGTATCCTCCGTGATCGAGAAGTGGATAACACCTTCCGTGCAATCCCTCTCCTCGATGCGGTTCAGCGTGCAGGCAATGTCGAGCAATCCGATGGTGGTCAGAAAGTAGACTGCCCAACAATCCTCACTGAACACTCAAACATCACCCAGCTGTCAACAGGTTACGAAGCCGTAAACCTTGCTGTGCGTGACCCACTTCGTACTGCAACTTACAACTGGTGCGACTTTGTTGCGCCTATCGTCTTGACAGAAAAGGAGCAACTGTCCAATAAAGGTGACCGTGCGGTCATCAAGATTGCAGAAGCTCGTCTTAAGTCTGTTATGGGCATGCTTCAGCGTGAATACTGTAAGCAAGTCGTTGCTGGTACTTCAACTGTTCTGACCGAACTTGAAAGCCTTAACGGTGCTACACAAAGCGGT